GAAGTAAATGGATTAACCCTCACTCACACCTTTTTAGTTTAATTAAACTGCGTCAAAAGTAATACCACTAAAGACAGCGTCAATAGTAGTAGAAACTTCTATTTCTCTTGTAGCCGCAGGTTCACCACCACTCGCAGTGAGTGTAGAACCATTAGCATCAGTATAAGCCGCACCTGTGAATACAGAACCATCGTTGATGGTTAATCCATTTACTTCGCCAGGGAACCAATACCTTCCATTATTATCCTCAACAACCGCGAAGAACTCGGGCTGCTTCGTTAATTCAAACCATATATTTCTTAATACATTATCGTATTTTGCCAAGTTTAAAGTCAAGGTAGGTTGGTATACAACACTATTAGATGTTGCGTTTACCGAAATTGTCTCTTCAAATGAAGAACTACCTTTAACGAGTTCAAACTTATACATTACACCAGTTCCACTGATTGCCGTGATTTGGTCGTCAACATCAGTAGTTATTGAACTGATTGTGTTTCCTGACCCACCCAAGATGTAAACGCTCTTAATACCACCGATACTTGCGTCTCTACACCCTAAAGTAAGTCCACTATCTATATAACAACTCATTATTTATTAGTTTTTATAATTTAATTTATGGTTTTCACCGATTACGCCAAGTATACGAACTTATCTGGCTCGTGTAATCCAACACCGAAGCCAACCTTTGTTAATGAAGCAACATTATCCTCAAATGGGTCATACTGAACTCTAACTTCCATTCCGTCTTCAGCAGCAACACCAATCAAGATGTTCTGTGTTGGAGCAAGAACGATAGTTGAAGCACCATCTAATCCCTGTGTAGGAACAACAGCAATGTTTGAACCTGGTAAGAAGATAGTAGTTTCACTTGATAAACCACTCTCATCACCCAAAGTAAATAAGTTCATAGATGAACTATCAGCCAAGGCTGCGATGAACGCTCTGTAGTCAGCGAAAGACATAAAGATTGCCAAGTCGTCTCTTCTTTGGATTGAAGATGGAATAGCAAGAACCAACTTGTTAAGTTCACTGATTGCGTTTGATGAAGTCAAAGCAGTGTATGTTCCACCTGAAACACCTGAAGCCACAACATCAGCAGTAATACCACTAAATCCACAAGAAGTGCCTTTCCACAATTCAGTTTCCATAAAATCAGCACTTCTGTTAGACAAGTCCTGAACGAACAACTCCTCAAATGGGATATTCTCTTGGAATAATGAGTTAGTCAAAGCCTGTGATAAGAAGTATTCTCTCAACTCATTACCGCAGTTATTAACTCTGCTTGTTTTATAACAACCGACAACCTCAACTTGGGTAATGTCTGTTGTGCCTGATGGGGTTAAACCACAAGATGTTCCATCTTGCCAAACTGGGTCGTTTGCCATAACTCCTACTTTCATAGAAGTCCCCTTCATATTGGGGTAAATACGAGCGTATCTTGGGGTTGTTGACCCTAAAACGCTCTTTAATAACATGCTGTCCGCTAATTCATTTGAGTAAGCAGAAAGAGCAGTTAAATCATACGAAAAATCTAATTTCTTTTTCATTTTAATTCTTATTTAAGATACTTTTGTAGTTGTTGAACTCTGTATTCTGTGAAGTCCTCAACTACGAGTTTATTTTGTTTTTTATTATTTTTAACATTATCAACCTCTGGTTCTTTTTTAAGAGTGTTAATATCGTTATTGACTTTGGAGAACTCCTCCTCTGTCTGTGATGAAAAATCTTGGAATAAATCTAAAACTTTAGATAGAGCCTCCTTCATTTCACTAATCTCGTTTTTCAACTCAACTAACGAAGTGTCCTCACTCAATTCCTCTGTTTCACTCATTTCTTCTTCAATTTCCTTTTGTTCCACAACAACTTCAACTTCATCGGGGGTTTCTTCAACCTCCTCTTCTCTGTCTTCCCTGATTTCAACAACTTTACTTTCCTCGTCCAATCTAACAACCTCCCCTGATTGTAGGGTGTGGTCTTCATTACCTGGCGCAGGAACTAAATTGCCGTCTTCAAGAACTACATATAGAGTATCACCCAACTCCAATTTTTCACTATCGGTGTTGTTTGTGATTTGTGTTCCGTCAGCAAGTTGTGATGTGTAAAACTTTTCTTCAGTCGTTTCAGCAAACTCAAGTCCTAAAACTTCTTTAATTTTACTGATTGCTTCTTTAGGGTTTAACATTTCACTTTGTGTTTTTTAGAATGTTTATTATTTTATTATAAATATACTCATCTTTGCTAAATGATTGAGTAATAAGTTCAAACTCTCCCTCCACAGATAAACCTTTAACTTTACCTGTTTTGATTTGGTTTTCCCATACATCATCATTCTTTACCTTATAACCGACCATCCAACTACCGATTGGAACATCTTTCTTGGTATATCCTAATGAGTATGCTTTATCTTTTTCATCTGTTATTATCCAACTTTCTACTAAATAAATATCGTCATACTTCTTATCTGTATGTTCCAAGTTGGTTTTATCTATTCTTTTTTCCATTAAGAACTTATGGGCTATTTTCTCTATTGTCTCTTTGGTGAAATAGACCCAATATTCGTCCTTCCCGTCAAATCTTCTAATAAGTCGGTCAGGCAACATAGCGGGGGAATATATCATACGCTTTTCATCGTCCTTCTTGAACTCAAATTGTTCTTTGAACTCTTCAACCTGTTCTTTGTATTTACACGCTCTGTAATACTTCTTCCCCTTCCTATTTATTTCGTCATATTCTCCCTTACAACCCATCATCTCACTCTTCCATACACAAGTATCCATATCCTCGTAAACAGGTAAGCCATACTCGTAAAAAGCGGGTAAATCGGTTTGTTTTGAACCACCATAAACTACCTTTGGATTAACTTGTCCGGCTCCCGCAGGTGCTGGTGTTTCTACCTCTGCTTTACTGACGGCTCTTGTCTGTTTCTTTGGTATTCTTGTATCGGGTGAAAACCATAGTTCACTCCACCTGTGGGCACAATTGGCTCCCCCATGCCACCTAAAAATATCAGGACTTGTCCCCTTCGGTCTTGGGATAATCTTTCTGTCCTTATCTTCTGCGGTAAGTTGTGTATTTAACATCTGTATATCTTCAAATCTATACACTAATTGTTTCTTACCAATCATATCTATACAGAATTGTCTTGAAGTGGAAATAAGGGGTGCTCTTGCTTCCCCTACCACATAGATATATCTTCTCTTTCTGTATGAACTATCCATAATAGATGGTTCGTTTGGACTACTTACAATTCTATAGAACTCTTCTTTGGTGTAATTACCATTCACCTTGTCTCTATACTCCTTTAACATCTCTTCTTTATCCTCCTCTGTAAGTTCCCTAATCTCATCTATTACATAACCCTCCTCTAATATATCTTCTAATTCAACCCCCTTTTCTTCATTTAATTCTTCTGTTTGTCCTTCGTCCCATAACTTCTTTGTTTCTTCCATATTGGAACAAGGCATATATAGTGTTTCACCTTCGTAATCGTGAGTATGTGAACCACTACAACCCATAGACGCTCCTATACTATCTGCTTCAGCCTGTGTCTTATATAGGGGTAGTCCGTCAATATCTACAACCGCTTCAAATGCGTCTTCACTTAAATCTTGTCTTTCTAATATTCTTAACTTTCTTTGAGCCCACTTTATTCCTTCATCACTTCCCCATGCGTCCCACATCAAACCACCACAACCTTCGTCATAAGGAACATCTTTATGTTGTCTGTGTCTCATAAATGAAGCCATACGAGCGATGGTTTCCTCACTAATCTTTTCTCTATTACACAACTGATGAGCCCTCTGCTTGCCAATATTCGTTCCACAAGAACCCCAACCATTCTCTTCAGCCCATCTTACGGCTTTACAAGCAGCATTACTGGCACTTCTTGGATAGTCGTTATATGTATCTTGGAATTGTTCTTTGGAAAAGTATACCCACTCCGTCTCAATAGCCGGATTTTCAACCAAGGCAATCTCACTTACCGAAGAATAATCACTCAATTCGTCAAGTGTTATATCGTCAATAAGTTCATCACTAATCTTTAATTCGTATATTTTCATATCTTATAAATATATCATAGTTTAGATAGTTCTTGTAAACGCTTTTCTATCTGTTGTGCTTCAGTTATATCCTTCTCAAACACATATGCTCTTATTGGTTCTTGTCTGTTTCGTCTCAACTCACTTATAATTCTACTATCATCAAAATTATTCTGTAGTGTTCCAGATGAATTAAATGAACTATCCAAAACAAATCCACCATTTGCGAACCTCCTTTCACTATTGTTTATTTCTTCCAATAGTGGTAGGAACTTCTGTGTCGCTGCTGCGTTTACAACGAACTCCCCATTACTTAACATAGCGGGGATACTATCACTTGTTGAACTACCTTGACCTGATACAAAACCACCACGAGCAAATCCTTGTGCGGATTGTAAGTCCTGTATTTGTGCTTCAATAGTCGCAAGTTGAATACCACCTGCCGTAGCAACAATACCTGATTGTATTACATTAAACGGAGGGGGTAATTTCTGTGCGTTTATCAAGGCTTGCGCTAAATCAGCAACACCTTGTATTTTTGTAAATTGGAGTTCCCTTAATCTTG